ACTTACAGATTAAATAAACTATATAATAAAGTTGACTATACAATTAAAATGTATATAATAGGTTCTATAAGTTAATAACAACTTATATAAAAACTTAAACAGGAGACAGTATGAAGATATCAAATGAGCAACACAAATCATTCCATGATTACATATATTCATTTTATAATGATACAGATGGTATTTATCCAATCAAAAATATAACACATAGCATGATAGATGTTGCTATTAACAAGTACATCAAAGATTATTCTAACAAATGGGGGAATGGCGATTCATTCGATAGAGAATCCGTAAGAGATATTATTTTAGAAGATAACAATGTTTTTTGGGGGACAGCAATATGATACATAAACACAACCAAAATGAAGAATATCTTACAGGCTGGGAAATTGTGGCAAGTACCATTTTATTTGCTATGATGTTGGGTACTGTTTGGTTATTTTTATTAATAACATATTAAAGATTTAAACTTGCTAAAGTCTTGGTGTGGAGTTTTCTAATTCTCTGCACCTTTTTTTTTGCTTGTAATTAATGCACAAGTGTTGCTATCATAAAGGAACTTTTACTTGACAAGGAATTTGAGTTATGTCTGATGAACATTTAGAAATAGTAAATGATGTTTTAGACCTTGAATGTGATTATAAAGGTATTGATACAGATGAAGATGGGAGCTTTGAAGGTTATGCTTCTGTATTCAACAACAAAGATTTAGGTAATGATGTCATCAAACAAGGTGCATTTTCCAAATCAATTTACGATAAGAAGCCACGCCAAATCAAGCTGTTATACCAGCACAAGACAGACGAGCCTATAGGTGTGATTGATTCTCTGGAAGAAGATAAGCGAGGATTGAAGATCAAGGGCAGACTTGCTATGGGTACACAGAAAGGCAAAGAGGTATATGAGCTTATGAAAATGGGTGCTTTAGATTCTATGTCAATCGGCTATAAGCTAACACCAGATGACTATAAATACAGCGACAAGTTGAAGAAACGAACAATATCAAATTTGGATTTAATGGAAATATCACTAGTAACTTTTCCTATGAATCCAAAAGCTAAGATTACCAAAGTAAAATTAGCTGAAATGAATGTAAGAGAGATAGAGCATTACCTTCGTGATGTCGGTTTAATGTCTAGCTCTACTGCAAAACAAAGTGCCAATGTACTATATAAATCGTTCAACCATTTGGAGAATGAGCAACGTGATGTTGTTGATAGTCTGAAACACTTAATACATACAATTAAACATTAACGGAGTTTATTATGAGTGATGAAATCAAATCTGTAATAGACAATTTGAATTCTACTTTTGAAGATTTTAAAAGTGAGAACTCAAAACGTCTAGACGAGATTGAAAAGAAAGGCTCTGCTGATCCTCTACTTGAAGAAAAAGTTGATAAAATGGCTGATGACATTTCTAAAATGGCAGAAACCAAACAAGCTATTGAGATTCAAGAAAAGAACTTAGCAGAAGCACAGGCGAAGCTAAATAATCTGGAAACAGTTATTGCTAGACCAAACACAGGCGAATCAAAAGATGTTGACATTCAAATGAAAGCATTTGGCGATTGGTTAAGAAAAGGGGAAGTTGACGAAGTTGAGAAAAAAGCACTTTATGAATCTGATGATACATTAGGTGGTTTTTATGCTCCAGCAGAATACGTTGCTGATTTAATCAAAGGCGTAACTGAAATTTCACCAATTCGTTCTATTGCTAGAGTTAGAACTACATCAAATCGTGGTATCGAAATACCAAAGCGTACTGGGCAATTTAGTGCTACGTTTGTTGCTGAAACAGGTACTAGATCAGAAACAACAGGCTATACAACAGGCTTAATGCAAATTGACGCACATGAGCTTTATGCTTTAGTGGATATTTCACAAGCTATGTTGGAAGATAGTGCTTTTGATTTAGAAGCAGAAATGTCAGAAGAATTTGGTACACAGTTTGCGAAAGCTGAAGGTACTGCATTTGTATCTGGAAATTCTGTAGGCAGACCACAAGGCTTTACTGATACAACTGCTGGTGTTGGCACAACCAACTCTGGAAGTGGTACAGCTTTAACTGCCAATGGTCTTGTTGATCTTACAATGGCTATCAAGTCTGACTATATGGCAAATGCAACTTTTGTGATGAATAGAGCAACTTTTGCTGATGTGTTAAAGTTAGAAGATACTGAAGGTCAAAAAATATTTGTTAATGCTATGAGTTATGTTGGTGGAACACCAGCAACTATCTTAGGTAAGCCATATATTTTAGCTGAAGATATGCCAGATGTTGGTGGGTCAGCTAAACCAATCGCTTATGGAGATTTCTCAAGAGCTTATACTATCGTTGACAGAGTTAATCTTTCAGTAATGAGAGATCCTTACTCACAAGCAACAAGTGGAAATATACGTTATGTCGCCAGACGAAGAGTTGGTGGTGCAGTAGTTTTAGCTGAAGCTATAAGACTACAAAACATTTCTGCATAAGGGGGTTTATTATGAGAGATATTGCAAATAGAACTAAGTCAGTTACTTGCCAAGACGCAAAAATATTTACAGCAGACGCAAACGGAACTACTGTTGATACTATTGGTTTTGAATCAGTAATGTTCATAGTTAACTCTGGTATTGAAGGCGATACATTATCTGGGAGTGTAAAGTTTGACTTTATACTGCAAGATTCAACAGACGATTCTTCATTTTCAGCCGTTACTAGCTCAACAGCAGTAACAGAGGGAAGTGTTGATAGCTCTGGTATCTTTTTAACACTAGACGCAAATGGCGAAACACCACAGACAAGCCAAATTGGTTATATCGGTGGAAACAGATATGTGAGAGTTAAAATTGACGCAACAGGTACTCACTCAAACGGAACACCTATAAGTGTTCAAGCTGTGTTGGGTAATCCTATTGATTCAACAGACGCATAATATCTGATAAGTTTGTGGGGAGTGGTTTTGATTGCTCATTGTCTGCTCCTCACTCTTATATTGATTAGATAGTATTTAAAGAATATTATGTAATGAATAACGGAGAGAAATATGAAGATAAAAATGTTAAGAGATGTCAAAGGCTCTAGTAATGAATCTGGAAATGCAACCAGAATTTATCAAAACAACGAGATTATTGATTGTGATAAACAATGGAAAGTAGATTTAGCGAACAACTTTATTTCTAATAATTCAGCGATAGAGGTTAAAGTTGACGAGCCAAAAGAAACTAAAGCCAAGACTAAAACAAAGAAAAAAGCCACTAAGAAAAAAGCCACTAAGTCTAAAGGTTAATCATTATGGCTAGAACGATTGGTAGCACATTTTCTACTCAATTATCTAGCACCCAAACTAGACCATTCTATGCAGTAGAATTTTTATACACGCAACCATTAAGAGTGTGGACTGGTTATGGAGATTTTACTGTTGAAGGTCAGATATACACAGGGTTAGGCAATTTAATATCTATTGGTCAAGTACAAGAAACAGCAGAAACCAAAGCTAGTGGTATAAGAATATCTGCTAGTGGTTTAAATACAGATGTGTTAGCAAGTGCGTTGACACAAACACAGCAAGGAGTGGTGGTTAATGTTTATTTTGGAGTTCTAACAACCACAGATAATGCTCTTGCTATTGTAGATGTGCCATACCAAATATTTTCTGGATTTGTTGATACTGTAAATATAGCTGAAACAGGCGAAACATCTTCAATAACATTTAATGTAGAAAGCAAATTAATTTCACTTGAAACACCTTTAAATTTTAGATACACAGACCAAGATCAAAAACATTTTTTTCCAAATGATAAGGGCTTAGAGTTTGTTGATGATTTACAAGATAAAGAAATTATCTGGGGTGGTGGCACAACATGATAAATGTTTCTCCTATTATAAATTTATACAAAGAATTTGATAAATATAAAAAATATTCAGATGATGAAATACTTGCACATATATATCCATCATTAGAGTTAAATCAATATAAAATTCACAAAGAAAATGGAAGAATATATGGCTTCTCTAATTGGGCTTTTTTAGATGAAATTGAAGAAGAATATTTACTAAAAACTAATAATGTCTATCAAGAAGCATGGAACTCTGGTGATATTGTTTGGCACATGGATATCGTTGCTAGAAAGAATGTCAAAGAAATAATGGATTGGACTAGACAATATTTTACGCAGTTACTTGGCTGTAATCAAAAAGTAAAGTGGCTAAGAATACATAACGATAAGATAATACCCAAAGAAATAACAACCAAAAGGCATTTTGTATAATGGGAAGTTCAATAAGACAATTAGCAGTAATGGCAGTTGGAATTTATGTTGGTGGTGTTGCTGGAGCAAAAGCCTTACAGGCTGGTTTTAGCACATTCATGGCAAATGTAGTTACGGCAGTAGTTTCAATGGCTGTATCGGCAACTTTATCTAAAGCGGTTGGAGTAGATGAAACAGCTAATTTTAGCAATCAACTTAAAGATAGAACTAGAATGGTTAAACAGCCGATTATAACCAGAGATACTGTTTATGGAGAAACAAAAAAATCTGGTGGCATTTTATTTATGGAATCCACAAACAATAATCAAAATCTTCATTTAATTGTGCAACTTGCTTCCCATGAAATACAGTCTATAGATAAAGTTTACTTTGGAGATGATGAACTTACTCTTGCAAGTGCTGGAACAGACAGTAATGGATTAACTAAATTCAAAGTAACAAGCCCAAGTAAATATGCAACAGAATCAAGATTTACAAATAAAACAAGGTCATTAGTAGTTTCTGAATATGTTTCTATGCCTTTTAATACATCAATGCCTTTTGGTGGAAGTAGAGTTGTTGATGGTAAAGGTATAAAAAGAGGTATTACCTCAATCACATTAGTTTCTGATGTAGCATTTTCAGTAGCAACTACAGACA